AAAAGAATTTCAAAAGTATATTGGATATTTTGATCTCGAACACAAGGGATGGGAGCACGTTCGGCAAATGCTCGTTGATGCCGAAATATATTGGGAACATATTATTCATAAGAAATACCCCAAAGAGGGTATTTTAGGAGTTATAGCAATTCCAGCTGATGTAATTGACCCAGTTTTCGAGAATGTTCAGAATATGATCGTAAAGGGTTTTCTCTTACGTAAGCCTATTTATGATGCGAAGAATCCCGGTAAGGTAGCGAGAACTGAGCTTATTCCGATGGATATAAATCAGGTAACGTATATTAATTCTGGTATCTGGAATGAAAGTAAGAACTTAAGATTACCTTTTATTGAAAATGCACGTCGTGCCTATAGGCAGTTAAGTCTTATTGAGGATTCAATTGTTATCTATCGCCTTGTAAGAGCACCTGAGCGACTCGTATTCAATGTCGATGTTGGTAATATGCCCCCACCGAAGGCAGAGGCCTACCTTCGTAAGCTTATGACCAATTACTGGTCAAAGCGAACATATGATTCAAATCAAGGGGCAACAGTACAGAAATTTAATCCTCAGTCTATGCTCGACAGCTTCTGGTTTGCAAAAAGAGCAGGATCTGAGGGTACATCTGTTACACAATTAGCTGGTGGAGCTAATCTCGGTGAGTTAACCGACCTGATGTACTTCGTTAAGAAATTATATAAGTCACTTAAGGTACCATCTACACGTCTTAATCCGGACGATCCATATAAGGATGGTGCTGATATTTTACGAGAAGAGCTTAAGTTTGCACGGTTCGTTATTCGTCAGCAACAGCGTTTTGCTTCCGGTCTTAAGAATGGTTTTATAACCCATCTCAAGCTAAAGGGTATTTACGAAGAGATGCGTCTAAGAGAAACCCATCTTGACCTCACCTTTAACGTACCTACAAATTTCTACGAATTACGCGAACAACAAAAGTTTCAGCTTAGAGCCGAGAACTTTAATACTATTACTACAAGCGACTTCATTTCTAAGACCTACGCTCAGAAGAAATATCTTGGATGGAACGATTCTGAGGTTATGGCAAATAGAGAATTCTTACGTAAGGATAAAGAACTTATGTGGGAGCTATCGCAAATTGAAAATACAGGTCCTGACTGGCGGGAGGCTGGATCACTTGTACCTGGGGCCGAAGGCGCAGGTGGTGGTGGTGGAGCTCCCGCCAGTGGTGGAGCACCTCCGGCATTTGGACCAGCTCCAACAGGCGGTGAAGAAGCGCCTCCAGAGGCCGGGGCACCTGAAGTTGCAGGTGCAGCTACACCGGCACCAGCCGGTGAGGCGCCTCCTGCTTAATAAATACTGTTATGGATTGCTCAGCCGTAACACCAATTTCAGCTTTTCAAAGCTCGAATTTATCTAGTAAAATAAATTCTTTTAGTCGGCTTGGCGATCGAATTACTCGGTCGCTCGGTGCGCCGATGATTAATATCGAAATTCACCAAGATCAGCTATTTGAGTTTATCTCACAGGCCTGTGAAATGTTTACCAAATACGCAGGTTATACAGAGGAATATCTTGTTTTTAATTCTGACCTCTATAAAGACGGTGTTGGTATAAAGCTCGACGATTTGTTTAGTATAACACCTTATTTCAACCGCATTAACGTGCCAAGTTCTACAGTATACGCCGCTACTTCAACAATTCCTGGAAGTTTTTTTAGTGCATCACCAACTCTTTCGAGTACATATGCTACGGGTATTTTTCAAAATCAAATCCTCACGACAACTGCTTACCTTAGTGTTATAAACTATAATAGTTCAGTAGCTAGTATTTTCACGCCATCAAGTAATAGTCAGCAACAAATCGTTAATAGTTTTGACTATGATATCATGGATTATAGAAAAGTCGTCGACATCTTTAATTTTGAAGAAGGTTCATCCGATGGTATCAATACACTCTTCACTATTGAGCAAACGCTTGCACAGCAAACCTATTTTAGCTACGCAATGGGTAACTACGGATTCGATCTTATTAGCTGGTATACATTAAAAAACTGGCTTGAAGTAAGAGAAAAATTACTCGCCATTAGACGTTCGTTTACGTTTGACCCTCGTACTCAGACTCTAGTCTTTTATCCACCTCCACGTACACCTGGATCAGGTAGTAAGTTTTGGGGCACGGTAGCGTGTTATGTTGAGAGACCATTACGCGACGTTATTAAAGAGCAATGGGTATTTCAATACGCTCTTGCGTTAAGTAAGATAGCTGTCGGCAATGTAAGAGGGAAATATAGTAACACTGCTCTATATGGAGGTGGTTCAATTAATTACAACGATCTATTAAGTCAGGGGTTAAAAGAGAAGGATGCATTAGAGCAACAACTCTTTACTGGCGCTTCACCTGGAATGGGCGATGCTATGCCTCCAATGTTCTTTGTAGGATAGTATGATCCCACTTAACGGTAAGGGTAAATTTAAACAGGGTATCTTTAAGCCAAAAAATCAAACAAAATATATCGGCAAAGAAGATCCTGTATACCGTTCAGGCTGGGAGTTAAAATTTTTTAGATGGTGTGATGACAATCCTAATGTTGTTGAGTGGGCATCGGAGGCAATAATTATACCCTACGTTAGTCCAATTGATCGTAAGGTACATAGGTATTATACGGATGGCGTTGTTGCAATAAAAGAGGGTAATATAATAAAAAAATATATTATTGAGATTAAGCCAAGTGCACAAACCGTATTACCTGTAAAGGGTAAAAAACGTATGTCGACAATGATTTACGAGACAGCACGTTATGCTCAGAATCAGGCAAAATGGGATGCCGCTAAAAAGTGGTGCAATAAATACGGTTACAACTTTTTAATCTTAACGGAAAAAGAGTTAGGTATAGATAAATAACTATTCGGACAATAAATATCTGTATGTCACTTAGATTACTAGTTGAAACACCAGCCTCAGAAGAGCAATTCGAGTATATTGAAGAGCAGAAAAATCTTAAAGGTCAATCTGTAATGAAGATTCGTGGCCCTTATATGGCTTGCGAAGAGGTTAATAAGAACAAGAGAATCTATACAGAGTCGGATATGGAGCGTGAAGTTAACCGTTACGTCCAAGAAATGGTTATTCCAAAGCGTGCTTTAGGTGAATTAAACCACCCTGCTTCAGCTGAGGTTGATCTCGAACGAGCCTGTCACATGGTAACCTCCTTACGTAAGGACGGAAATATTATTATAGGTGAATCTATTGTTCTTTCAACACCTGTCGGCCAAATTGTGCGCTCACTTATTAATGACGGTGTCAAGGTTGGTATGTCAAGTCGTGCTCTCGGTCAACTTGAAGAACAGTCTGATGGTATTAATCGTGTTAATGAAATGCGCCTTATTGCTGTTGACTGCGTAGCAGATCCAAGCTGTCCTAAAGCATTTGTTAACGGTATTCTTGAATCTAAGCAATTTGTTCTCGGCATGGATGGAAAACTTGAAGAAGTATACGAAGCATTTGAAAAAGGTCTTCGTGGTTTACCTCGTCATGATGTCGCTTCTTTCTTAAAAGAACAGATTTTAACGTTTTTATCTAAACTCTAACATAAATAAATTATATGCCAATCGATCCCAAAGCTGTAATTGACGCGAAAAAGAAAGTTTTAAAACCTCAAGTAGCTGGCCTTAAGGCTAATCCTAATGATGTCGCTGCTTATAAAAAGCTCAAGCAGCAGAAAGCCAAGGAAGAGCTTGATGCAGCGAATAAAGGTGTTGACGAAGATGCTGAAGAATCACACAAGGAGTCAACAAATATCTCTAACTTTTTAAAGGCCATTTCTCAGAAAAATTACGCCCAGGCCGATAAGTATTTACAAGGCGTAGTCGAAGGAAAGCTCAAAGCTTCTATTGATAAAGCCATTCAAAACTCAACAATTTATGCAAAATAATATCTCCGAACTCCTCAAGGCCGCAACTAAGGACATTCTTACCGAAGACGTTCTTAAGGAAATTGAAAGCGCCTATGAAGCCTCTGTCGACGCTAAAGTTCAACTTCACGTTGAAAAGGCTCTTAACGAACAGGACGAAGATTATGCCAGTAAGCTTGAAACTCTCTTAGAAGCTGTTGACGCTGATCATACAGCAAAGCTTAAGAAGGTTGTAACAGCTCTTGACGCTGATCGTGCTAACAAGCTTAAGAGAATTGTTGAAAAATATGAAACAGCTCTTACAGAAGAGGCTACTGATTTTAAGAGCGAGATGATTGACCAAGTTAGCAATTATCTTGAACTTTATCTTGAAGATAAGCTCCCAACAGCTGAGCTTCAAGAAGCTGTCAATAACAAGCGCGCTGCTTCCGTTTTAAACGAGATGCGTAACATGCTTTCTGTTGACATGGCTCTCGCTCAAGAGAGCATCCGTGATGCCGTCGTTGATGGCAAAACAAGAATTGATGAAGCTGCTAGCCAGCTTGAAACCGCTAATAAGCGGATTGCTACATTAACCGAGCAGTTAAACACTGTTAATGCGAGCTTAACACTCGAGAAGAAGATCTCTTCACTCGACGAGGATAAGAAGAAGTATATGAAAAAGATGCTTGGTTCTAAGTCCGCTAAGTTTATCGCTGAAAACTTTGATTATACTCTTGGTCTTTATGAGAAATCCGAAGAAGAGCGGTTCAACAATCTTGTTACCGAAGCTAGGGAAGAGACAGTTACAACAGCTGTCGATCGCCCGGTCATCGAGGAGTCTGTAGAGACACCTGCAAGTGAAGATGGT